AATTCAATGTTGTCTAATTGGCTAGACATTATTAGTCACCATGCTTGTGTTAATGGTGAGTGTGCTAATAGTTGGTAGCCAAACCCCTGCAGTAATATCGGTAGTGGTAAATTGTAACCTGGCTATTTCGGTAAATTCTGCGTGTAATTCTGCCGCTAATAAACTAAAGCTAAATACGGCATTAGGTAAGCAACGAGTTATCTTGTAACCCGCGTTTTCTCTAAAAGCTGACCGTATAAAGTTTTCAACGTCGCTGGTAATATCTTCGCTATTTGGTTTTAACCACATATTAAGCGCAATGACTTTGGCTTGTGTTGGTATGGCAAATACTTGTAAATCGTCACCTTGGCCATGAAAACCACTGGCAATATGGTTATTAATAGCATCAATTACCGCTTGGCTAACTTGGCCAATGTTTAAAAATACATAGGCGTTTGCACTACCGGCACCACGAGGGGCTGTTTGTTCAAAAATAATGTTATCAATGGGAATGCCTGATACTTCAGCAATAATTGATTTATACACCGCGTCAACGTGAAAATCGCCTAAACTTGCGAACTGATCACGAATGCGCAAACTAAAGTTTTGGTCGGTTTCGATGTTCTGGCCGTTTTTAATCAACCAGTCTTGTTTATTGCTAACACTAACACCGTCAATGGCTGGGGTTATTTTGCTGTAATAACCTACGACTAAATTGTACTTTTCACCGCTTTGCTGCGCTTCACATAAGGCAAGCGCTTGGCTTTGCCCGATAATAAAGTTGGTTTCAAATAAGGTGATTAGTTGATAAACCACGCCATTAACCGGGGTGCTTTCAATAATGGTGCCTGCAGTTATCGTTAATGCGCCTGTGGTATCGGTGCGGGTGAATTCAACATTACCTTGTGTTTTTACTGCACTTAAGCGGGTTATGTTTCGGTCTGCGCCTTTTAAATCAAGCCATTCGTTTTGTGCGGTAGCGACAAAACTATTAGGCATAATTTGTTTTGTTAAAATATCAATTATTTGCGCGGCAGGTTTACCCACTAAAGCTTTTTGCAAACGCCAAAACGGGCTCAATGGGCTGTCATTATTCACAACAAAATCATGCGCAATTAATTGCGCATCCCATTGTGTTTGCATGCCGTTTTCAGTCACGGGAATATCCGCATCAATTAATATTTGTTCAAAGTCGGTTTTGCTTAAATCAACGGGCATGGTATTCACCTTTGTCTATGGTTTGCGCTTTAACACTTAATTGCCCTTGCGCAGTTCTGAACACTTCAATGGTGCCAGGTATTAAACGTTCGTCCTGCTCTACGACTAATTCAATTTCGGTAAGTATCATGGCAATAGCATTGGTATTACGTAGGCCAACCAATTGCGCTAATAAGCCACTTTCTAAAATTCTGTGCTTAATGTCTTGGCAAATCACTTGCGTTTTAGTTAGCTGTACTGGTGTTAATGCTTCATCAAGCGACAAGTCACCATTAACAATATTTAAATCAATGTTAATAGCCATTAGCCAACAAGCTCCATTAATTGGTCGCTTGTTGCGAAAACATCGTCTGATTTAATGGTTAAGTTATCGACATACACACGCTTGCTTTGGTCTGTTTTAGCGTTTGAATTATTATGGGTTGATTGGGCAACTTGATTAAAATAATTGCTTTTTTCAACCTTGCGAGCACTGGCAGTACTTAATTGCTGATTACTTTGTTTGGCTTGTTCAATGGTTTCACTTTTAGCGGCCATTTCATTAATGTTAATTGGTACGACATTTGACACCCTATCAGCCGCATTTATTGCAGGGTTGTTAACGGCATGTTCAATTTTTTTACTTGCGCTTATTTCAACGTCATCACCAAACAAACCACTTACCCAACCAGCGGCAGACTTTAATAGGCCAATGCCTTGGGTTAATAACATGATCCAGCCTTTAATAGGCGCCATTAATATATTGAAAACACCACCCACTATTTCACCAAATAGTTGTCCGGCATTGGTTGCACCGGCAAGTGCTTCACTGGTGGCATGAATGGGGGTAAATAACGCACCAAACCAAGCAACAATGCCGCCAACGGCATTGCTTAACCATGAAAAACCATTACCGACAAAACCTAATTCGCTAAATAATGCTGAAAACACGTCAATAACGGGGGCAAAGCTACTCACTAAACCATCCCAAAAGCCAGACATAAAGGCTTTAATAGGCTGCCAGTATTTATAAATGGCAAAGGCAAATAAGCCAACAGCGGCTACAAGCCACGTTAACGGATTAGCCAGTAATGCGGCAGTAAATGCCCAAGCACCACTGGTTGCACTAAGAAAAAGTACGTTCATGGCACCTAATGCGCCACCACTGGTGGCGGCAAGTATTTGGAAACCTAATAAAGTGTTACGCGCAAAGCTTATTGCTGACGTTAGCCCTAAAAAAGTTTTTGTAAATATTGAAGCAACGCCACCAAAACCAATCATGCCAAATTTAGCAAAGCCCATGCCCATGTTTAGTAGGCCCATAGCCACAATTAACCCAGTAACACCCACGGCCATAGTGGCAACAACACCCGTTAACATGGGGAATTCTTGACTAAGCCAAAGCACGCCCCTAAGCATAGAGCCCAACACTTCAACCACGGGTTCAATAATGGGTAACACGGCTTGGCCTAATGCCGTAGCTGCCGCATTAAAACCACCACTAAGGCGCATCCATGCATCAGTTTGGGCGTTAGCCATATCAACAGCGGTTTGCATGCCTGTTTGTTCATTTAAGGCATTAATATTATTTTTTAATTGGTCGACTTGCGGTAGTAGTAATTTAATTAAGCCAGTCGCTTCATCACTACCAAAGGCTTTTTTAAGCGCATCTGACTTTGCCACGGTATCTATATTGCCAAATTTACCCTGTAAGGTTTCAAGCACATCAGCCATGGGTAATAACTTGCCTTGCGCGTCAGTTAATTGCACACCAAGTTGCTCTTGAGCTTTACCAACACCGGCTAAAAAGGCTTTGTATTTTGTACCGGCTTCACTGCCCGACATGGTCGCTTGTAATTGACCTAAAACGGCCATACTTTCAGCCATTTCAATGCCATGGCTTTGTGCACCTGCACCTAAACTGGTAAAGGCGCTAGACATTTCATTACCATTGGTTTTGAACATGCGAACAGCGGTGGCGGTTTGCCCTGCTAATTGTTCAACCCATTGGGTTTTCCCCATAGCCGTGGCATTGTCTTGATAAACACCATACATGGTGCCTAAGTAATTTGTTGCGGTTGACGCGTCTGATTTTGTGCCTTTGGCCATTATGGCACTGGCATTGGTAAACGAGCTTAATTCTTTGCCCGTTAACCCCGCAATAGACGATTGAATATCATAAGAGGCGCTAATAACATCAGCGGCATTACCCCCGTATTTAGCGGTAAAGTTGATTGAAGTATCATTGAGTTGTTGTAATGAACTTTCTGCGACACCTAACGAACTCACCTCACCTAGCGCCTGATTTGCAGCAATAGCAGGATTTAACGAGCCAACAAGCATCATAGCGCCACCCGCCGCGCCCATAAAACCACGCATCATTTGGTCTTGTGCACCACTGGCCTGTGAGCTGAGCTGATTAATTTTAGCCATGATCTTATTCACTGGCCCTGTTGCTTTATCAACAACGCCAATGGAATACATCAATTTTTCTAGCTTACTTAATCCGCTCATTGCTTTGCTTCAACTCAATAATTAGTTGTCAGGGAGTATTAAACTAATGCCGTTCGCGACGGCATATTTTAAGTTTTGCGCATTGTCGTTTTCTAAAAACAATGCTTGGGCTAATGTTTCTTCGGTTACCTCAACGTGGGGTAACCATTTTGCTTTGTACGCGAACAATTGCCCTATTCGGCTTTTGCCTATGTCAATTGCTCGCTGTTCTATTTTTTTATAGAAATGTCAAAGTCTGGTTTGTATTCTTCAAATACAGCAGCAGATAAATCTAATGCGGCACCGGGTACCGTTTTAAATAACTCTTTAAGATCAGCTTTACTTTCAGGGGCAACCGTTGCTATTAAAAAGTTAGTGGCTGGCTTGATTTTTTCTTTCATTGTCAGCTCATTAATATATTTATCATGCGCGGCTAAGTTCACGTTAAATACAAGTTCCAAATCACCCACTTCAACCGTTATTTGTTTCTCTAAAGCCATGTTGATTACTCTCTTTTTATCTGTTTAAAATTAAATGATTAACCGTTATTCTTTGCTATTTTTTACTTAAGCTGTTTTTGCTCTAGCAGCGTGTAAGAAAAGGTATTACCCCATTTTTTGGCCGATTCGCGGCATAAGGCCATAAAAGTGTCAAAATCATCAGGGTTCGCTATCACTTGGCAACCTGCGCTCCATTTATCAACTTGCGTTGACTCATGGTTAGCACTGGCACGATGGCAATTTATGCCAAAGTAGCCCTTTTGTTTAATAACATGGGTGGTGGTAACGTCCGTGTTTATCGTATCGTCCTTGTTTCCATCACGAAAAACGGTTACAGGTTTATTTTGTACAAGTGCTGGGTATTTACTTTGATGAAAACCAAAGGTCCATAAACCACGGTATTGACCTGGAACAACCACCGCAGTACCGTCAACATTGCACGGGTTTTCGCGGTAATAAACACCGGGGTCAGTCGTGCATTTAAATTGTTCTAATTGCCACTTTTCTTTATCTTTACTTTTATCTTTATAAAGCACACAAAGCACATCGTTAAAGCTATTGGCGTTAGTGTCTTCATGACGAACCGCAATGATATTTATACTAAAATCAGCTTCAAAAACGGTATGATGGCTGCGCTCCATCGCGGCCAATAAACTTTTTACCGTTAATGTTAACGGTTTAACTTCGGGTAAATTATCTATTGCTTTAGTCATGTCAAAATGTTCCTGTGCTTAATGGGGTTTGTTCAAATGCTTTTGCTAACGTTACTCATGCTATAACCGTTAAAGGTCGCGCACTTCATCTTTTGTTAAGTACGGAATACCATTAATTTTGATAAAGTCAGGTGAGGTAACAATGCCTTTAATTGAGGTAGTATCCTCTTCGCCACCTTCCGCTTTAAAGCCTAAAACTTCATCTAATTGCGGTAATACACCAAAGGCTTCAACGTTTTTAGTGCCTGCAGATACTTCAGCCATAAATGACACGTCAAAGGGCTCTATACCTTTCCAACTGCCTGCCGCTTTCGCTTGACCTTCTACAAGTAAAAAGTTTTCATGATCAAGTTTTAATGTGACTTCTGCTTCAACAGGGCCATCAATAAAGCCAGTAGGAACACCGCGCGTATATTTAACTTTTCGTCCATCAGTTATTTTTACATTGGCCTCAATAACATGAACCATTTTGTCACCAATCATGGTGTCAAAATCTTTACCGCCTAATGATTTTTTGCTCATAATTCTTACCTTAGAATTTGCTTAGGATCTGTTTGTAATTTGCGGCAAAAGCCGTACCTACAACTAAATAACTACTCTGTGGTGTCGAGCATAATGCCGACTATAATTGTGTCTGGTGAATCAATAGGTTTAACTTTCATCAACACTTGCAGCTGCGTTGGCGTAATCCAAGTTAAACCAATAGAGTCTTCGTTTGGTACATCAATTTCACCAGGGAATTTATCGGGACCAATATTGATACTTTTGCTCATTTCACGCAGTGGTTTGCTTAAAATTCGTTTACCAAAAGCTATACCCGTTGGTGAATTATTCAAACGACGGTTTTTAATTTGATAAATGGCAATAATGCGCACTTGTCTCGCGGCTTTATCGACCACGCGACCCGCTTCAATTTTTTGAAAATCGCCACCTTCCGCATCAAGCATGTTCACGCTACCAAAGTAAATGCCGTCAAAGTCAGTATAAAATTGGATACAACTAAAACGAATAACATCAAGTGCTGCGGTTACAGCACCGGTTAATGGTTTACCGTCTTTATCAACGGGTGCAGGCAATAACGATAGTGGGCCTGTTAATACGCGCATTGGGCTATCAGCAATGGTTACGCTACGTTTGCATAAACGTCCAACAACGCCACCTAATTCATCACCATAAAGTAATGGAATAACCGCGATTTCTTTACCTGCAACACCCTCAATTAAAGGCTGTATAGCCGTGTTATGCTCTGCCCATGATTCACCCGTAACAGGGGTTGCATCACAACCTGGTGCGGCCATCAAAATTCTAACTCGACGAGCATGTGTTGAAAGTAATTCTAATGCTTTAGCTTGATAGGTTTCTACTTCGGGCTTGCCTGTAACGGGTGTACAAATAACAATAATTTCAGGACTAACACCTTGATCCATTGCCATATCAATTTGCGCTAAAATGTCATCACCTTGAGTGATAGGGATAGCCCAACCTGACACTAATTCGTCACCATTACGCATCCAAGCATCTAACTGAATTTTTAATGCCGTATCTGCGCCCACTAAGGTTTCAAAATCAGACTGTGCATTAATGGCAACCACTGCGTTTAAATTTTCCGTGCCTACACCAATAAACAAAGCCGCGCGTTCTACTTCTTTGGTGGCGCCACTACCTGTTTGTTGTGCGGTGACTAAAACCTTACCTTGAGACATGTTGTGATCCTTTTACTTGATTTATGTACTTTTTAGCTAACCAAGGCGCATTGCCTCGTCTAACATGTAATTTT